ATTCAACGCGGTCGGCACTAACTGTTGCGAGACAACCCGGCAGGGGGTGTACGCTCCAGACCCGTGTGTGTAGTTCGTGCCTGCATTGGCCGCGTCCGGCACGGTGTAGGTATCAGAAAAGATCGTCGTGCGGAAGGTCGTGTTCGTCGTGGCGTACACCACGGCGCTATAGGCCCCTTGATTGCCTGCGGAGTCAAAATCGTTGACCGCATATCCGTACACCGTACCCGACGCGAGGCCCGTATCCGCATAACTGGTATTGGCCCCGCTCAAGGTGCGAGCGGCGGAGGTCGGCGTACACGCAGCCCCCGTACAGCGGAGAATGTTTTGCCCAACCACACCGCCTACATCGGTTCCATTGACCCAGGTCAGGTTGATCTGCCCTGCACTGGCTGTCGCCGCCAAGGAGGTTACTTGGCTTGGCGCGACGGTATCGCCGGGGGCCGGAGCGGACCCGCACCCGATACGAGTATTGCCTACGGCAAAATCATCATAGTAAAATTTCCCCTCGCCGCCTTGGGCGATGATTTTCGTCCGGCTGATGCCGTCTGGCTGGCCAGACGCAAGAATGGCCTTGTTGTAATAGCCCAGCGTTTGTACGCCATCGATAAAGATTTCATATGACCCATTCGCTTGCCCTGCCGTGCCGAGATTGGCATGGGTTTCAATGCAGTACCATTGATTGTCATTAAGCGGGACGCGGGCCATATTCACAGGATAATCGCAACTCGCTCCCGTGTTCCCGCTCGGGCAGAGCTGAGAGGGGATACCCTGTACGCTGACCATGAGCTCCCGGCTCCCCCATTTGTGCTCCCAGACAATGCTAGGGGTATCGTCTGTGGCATAGTCATAGACGTTTTTGGAGTTGCCTGACGTATAGCCCCCGTTGACCGTCCTAAACCAAAACCGCTTCCAATGGTCTACCGATGAACGGAAGGTGCGCGTGATATGCACTCCAGATGATCCCGTGCCCCCATCAGGATAGAGCGCCCCCGTATAATCGGCCTCGACTGAGTGCGTCCCAGAACGGGGGAGTGCTGTGGAGCGGGTAGGGTTGCAGCCATCTGCCCAAGGGGCACTCGCTGGCGCAATCCACACACAGGCATCCGTCGTCCATCCGCTACTCAGGAGCGTGCCCGTGTCAAAGGTTTCATCAAAAAACGTCTCCGCCCCCGCCACGGTCGGGAACAGCATCACCAGCACACACACAAGTCGAATCAGCATTAGTTCCTCGCAGCGCGTGTGGCGGCAGGATCGCCGCTCGATGATTGATAGGCTCCGATGTCGGGGCGGTCGGGGTAACAGGCGCGGCCACGGTAGTCGATACAGAGTACCCCGCCCGTTCCAGCTCTCCGAAGCAGGGATGTGGGCCGTAATCGGTAATCCGTTGTTGACATAAAGAGCGGGTCAGTTTGCAGCCCGTTTGCTTCTTTCCCTTGTGCCTGGAAGCCTGTGAATGTGGTGCTTTGCGTGGCATCTCCTCCGTCTGAATACTCAAACATGGCCGCGCCAGTCGTCACATAATCGTTGTAGTTGACAATGTTCGCGGCGAAGGCGGCGTTTGTCATGCTGCACATGGTCATGTTCTTTGTTGTCGCAGACACCACGTTATTGACAATCTTCTGTGCGTTCGCTGCGAGCCCCAACATCAACCCATGCGTGACACCAGAAAAATAATTATTACTGACTATGGCGGTGTTGGCGGTACGGTAGCCGAGATACCCCACCGATTGCCCAGCCGTAACACAGGTCCCGATATTTGCCGTGGCGGGGTCAAGATCGTGGATCTTATTGCCAAAATACACGGCGGTCGTCATGCCTGTACTTTCGGACTGTTCCCATAGCCCAATCGGCACATGCGACACATCGTTCAGTGAGGCGTAGAATCCAACAGAAGGCCGAGCCGTCGCGCCATGCGAGGCAATGCCGTACAGTGCATACGACAGCGTGTTCCCCCGCACCACATTACTATCTGTCGCAACGTCATTTGAGGCGAATCCGATCAGGCCCCCTTCGTTGTCTAGTGCCGCCATCGGTATCGCATGGCTTACGGTATTGTCTACTGCTTGGCAATAAGAACACCCCGACAGATCAAGTAACCAGTCGCCGTAGGTGAGAGTCGAGTTGCGAACGATCATGCGAAGGCGAGCCGTCACATTCGTAACGTGGGCCATCAGTTGCGCCGTTACTCCATCCATAATGAAATCGTTCGTGACGCCTTTTACAAGTTGATGCCCCGACGCACGTACATCCAGACCGTCTAGCGTAATAAAGGTTTTGCTGTTCACATCAATAGTCGCACTTGTCGAACCGCCTATCGCATAGATGTTGCCGCCGTTGTAGGACTCAGAGCTTGGAATCCCTTCTGGGGAATAGACATAGATTGCAGCGTAGTTCGTTGCGTAGTTGCGGCGATACCAAATGGCGCTACTCGATAGGGAATTCTGATCGGCGGCTTGATCGGTAAACACAGTTCCCTTGAGCAGCATTGTTTCCGAGAGGCTCCCACTTAACACCCCAGCAGGAGTGCTCCACACACCATTGTTACGGTCTGTCCAGAGTGGACGCCACGCCACTTTCCCGATGTACACACTTGATCCGTTCGCTCCGGCTGCAAGAATTTGCAACGTGGGACCGCGGTTACTCGCATCGACGCGAACGCGGATAGATTTCGTGGTCCATTCCGTATCCGCCGTGGTGCAGGCGAGCGCCGCAATGTAGGCCCCGCCAGCCGTGCCCCATGTTGAGTACTCTCCGTTACCATCAACGCTATCAGACAAGCTCGTGGTATCGTTAAAGCGCACAGTGGCACTCGCCGTACCATCGCTCTTGCATTGATAGGTGAATTGATAGGCTTCCTCCTTGGTCGCATAGAAATCGTTGGAGAGTCTTGTCGGACCCGCCGTACCGTTGGTGACTTTGGCGCTGTAGTATTCACCTGTCGGCACAACGGTCGTCTCCTGGGCGATTGTTGCGGCTGTGCCTTTCGTCTCCGTCCATGATGTAAAATTGGACGAATCCCCACCCACCAGTGACGCGAATCGGCCATTAACAAATATCCCTAGCGTGTCGGATTGCCCGCGTCCGTGCAGGAAATACGCATCATCGTCCTCTTCGTTCAGTCGCACATGCGCCGGGGCATACAGCACCACCCCAGACTGTTGCGTGATGGTAATTGGCGACCCGGACGTTCCAGAGTCCCCGACCGTCAGCCCATCTTTGAAGTCAGTCCCAACGATGGTTAAGGTATCCCCTGCTACGACTCCTCCACCGCCCCACACGATTGTCGAAGCCCCAGCCGTTCCCGCCCACGCCCCCACGCCCCCATCGCTCGCCGCGCATGTTGACGCCGTGCCATCCCCATTAAAGGCGCATGGGCCACTAGGACGCGATTGCGTCACATACCACGTTGTTGCCTTAGCCCATGACGGCATCAGCAACGCTAGGAGGAGAAGGAGGAGAAGGATGGGCATTATTTCCACTCCTGGATGACAAGATAACCAGGGCACCCGTTGCCGCCTGCAAAGGTCGGAGCGCCCCCGCCACCACCAGCTCCGTACCCACCAGTACAGGCAGTGCCTACCGCATTCGATCCTCCAATAGCCCCTGTCCCCATGAGCGAGTTGCCCCCCGTGCCACCGCCACCTTTCGTACCGTTTGACGCGCCTCCCGCGAGGTTCGCCATGGCCGCGCTATACCCACTCATCGCAGGCACGATGCCGCCGTTCGCTGGTCCTGTGGCTCCCCCACCAGCCGAGCCACTTTCGATTCTCGTGGCATCGCCGCCCTGGACGAGGACTTGCGAGATCACCCCCGCCGCGCCAGTTCCCGTCCCCGTCACAGGGCATGTCTGAAGAATCGCATGGCACCCTCCAGCCCCACCGTTTGTTACGGTGCCTGTCCCTGGTGCGGTATTGGGTCCGTGGATACTGTAGGTCCCCAGCGGGAGTCCGGCGATGGTCGTGTGAAGATTCACGATTCCACCAGCCGATCCAGCCGCCGCGCCAACTCCTGCTGTGCCAATCGTTATGGTGAGGGCTGTCCCTGGCACGACGACAATCGGTTGTCGGACGACACAAACCGCGCCCCCTCCACCGCCTCCGCCGCCGCCTGGGTCGGCAGTATGTCCGCCTGCCCCGCCCCCGCCAGCGCCGCAGCCGGTGACACTGATGAAGTTACTGGTGGGAGTGTATGTACCGTTCGCCGTGAATGTCGTCGTCACAAGTGTCTGCCCAGGTGAGCCAGCAGCACTAGTGGTAACGGCTGCGGCCCACACCCCCGTCGGCAGGAGCAACGCGAGGATGAATATGGAAGTTAAGAGTTGTTTCATGGTCGCCCCTTTAATACATCGCATACATCACCGCCGTGGTTAGGCCAGAGCTGGCCGTGGTTATTACGTAGTAGTAGCTGAAGTTCGCTGTCACAACAGGGCACGCATCGGAGGTGGCTGTGGTTCCTGTGAGGGTCAGCGTACAGAGCAGCACCCCGTTAGAGGCTGTCGAACTGAACGCCCCATAGAGCTTCATGGTCTGTGCAATCGCGCCTGCGCCGGTCAGGACACCCATGAAGGTCTTGGAGCCTGTAGGCACCGCGACAGCGGCAGAGGTGGTATCGGTGATTTGTGATTCGACGGTCGTTTGCCGAACCACGCCACCGCTGGTTTGGAGCAGGTTATTCGTCTGTTCCTCACCGGAGATGAGGGTGCCGAGGGTCACACGCAAGTTGCCTGAGGTATCGCAACTTAACAGCCCCATGGCCGTAAGATCGGCAAACGTTGGTGCGGCGGTTCGCACATCGCACATCGCGGCCCATGACTCAGAGGCCGTCCAGACGGCCATCAGCACTAGAACCCTCATCCATTTCATATGCGGCCCTCCTTGAATCCTCACGCTAACCTCCGTCATGGGTGTAAATAACGCAGCCTTGTAACTTCACGGTGCCGCCTGTCGGGAAATCGGTGATTGCCAGAATGGCGCTAGCCTGTCCTGATCCGCTCGCGTAGCAAGTCACCTGCGTCGAGGCTGAGGCCACAGATCCGACCACTTGCGTATAGTTTGCTTTCGTCATGCCGGAAAACATGACCGCTTGCCCCATAAAGGGACTCATAAGCGTGGAGGCGCGAAACAACAGCCCTGTAATCAGGAGATTTCCCGATGCCGTGGTATGCGTAAAGGACGAGGTGATGATGTTGAACCAAGCGGTAATCTTGTTGCCGGAGATTTCGAGATAGCCCGTCTGCGTGGTGTAGGCTACCGAGAGATCGCCAGGGGTGACACAGGTCAAGACCGGCGTCCATCCGTCCAACCCCTTGCGGAGATTCAACACCTGCAGGTAGGTGCCGTCGTATTGCACGGTGACGAGATCCCCGATGCGGAGTTCTCCGCCCACGAGGGCCAGCGTGCCGTTATGACAGGTCTTAGCGGCCAGCCCTGAGATCGCCACCGTCGTACTGCCCGTATTTGTCGCGCCGACGATAAAGCTGAACTTCTGGCCTGCCACATACGCCGTAATGGCAGGCGAAGGCGTCAACGTGATCGCGTTACCCGTCCCGCCGACCGTGCCGACATACACGCCGGTCCCGTCCTGCACGTTCCCAATGTTGCAGGAGTCGGTGCGGGCGCTGCCTGCCCCCAATCCCGTGAACTTGTAGGTGGCCATCGGGATATTGGCTGTGATGGTCGTTTGTCCGTCCTTGCAAATGCGGTTACTCATCGCCGTCGCCGCATCGGCGGTATAGGCGTTGAACACTGCCGCCATGATGGGCGTATCCGTAATGACGGGTTGCCCTGTGCTATTGACGACATACACCCCTGAGCCGTTATCTGACATCGTTAGTTCCCCTGGTTCGCCAGTTGTGAAGCCGTTGCGCCAGTGATCGGCGTGCCTCGCTTCAGCAATTCATCGAGAATGGCCTGATACCTTGGATTGATCCCTGACGTTGCGAAGTTCTGATAGGGGTTCGACAACACCAGCGACCGTGCCGGACTGCGTAACAGCGGCAAGGCGGCAGCAGCCATGCCAGCAGGCCCACCAGCGGCCCCATAGCCCACCGTCCCTAGCAAGGCTGAGGCGGCAGCATCAGTGCCACTCACGCCCGATGACGGCACCCGCGCCCCTTCCCGCATCACCGATGGGAAGGCTTCGGCCATTTGCCCGATGGTCCTGAGTTCGCCGCTTTTCGCGGCCATGCCTGCTTTGTCGAGTTGTCGCCCGATGATGGGAGCGGAGATGTTTTCGTCACCAAAGTTCAACGCCTTCTCCACATCGTGGATCTTGGCAATCTTAGTCCGCGCTTCGGTCAACGCCTTGACGAGATCCTCGCGGCCATTCGCCTTCGCAATGTTGACAATATCTTTATGGATCGACGCGGCTTGAGCATCGAAGGCTCGTGCGGCGTCCCGCGCCTCAGAGTTGCCCATCTTCGACGCTTTCCATGCGTCACTCGCACTCTCTCGCGCCTTGGCGAGCTGCCCCACAAGATCCTTTTCGTGGAAGCGCGGGAACCACTCCATCTTGTCGGTAGGCTTGAGCTGTGAGACTTCTTCGTAGACTTTCCCCGCTTGTTTCCGTGCGGCCCGTAAGGTGTCCTCTGTCAATGGCGCATCGTCAGCCAAGCCAAGGGCCTTCTTCGCCAGGGCATTCGTCACGGCCTGATTGCGTTTGGCCGCTTCCTGGCCTACGGCGGCTTTCCCTGCCACGCTTTCGAGCTTGTTGGTGAGCCATGAGGGGTTGACGGTAGACGGCGGCACCACATAGCCCGCCTTGCGGCCTTCTTTGAGCGTTTCAGCCGCAACGGGATTGAGCAGGGATTTCCCAGCCCCCATGACCTTACTGGCGATGCCTGCCACAGCGGGCACTACGCCTTGCATCGCCCCAGTGATCGCGATACGTCCTATATCCGGTTTATTCGCTTCAGGGATGACGCTTCCAGCCGGTGTCAGTCCGGTTGCCTGGCTGATCGTTTCACCTAATGCCGCCCCTGCCATCGCCCCAGGCACGCCACCAATGGCCGTCCCTGCCGTCGCGCCCAATGCAGGCAACGCCCCTTCGCGCACGAATCGACCCGCGTATTGCGGCAAGGACTCAGCCTGCTTTGCGCCCGCTATCGCCATTTTGTAGTCAAGGGAGTTGGCGTGAGCCTTGAGCGCGTTGAGATCGACGGGCGCAACAGACGCGACTTCAGGCGCGTTCAACCATGCGGGAGTTCCGCTAGGCTGTGCCTCAATCACTGGGGCGTCTTGCCATCCCATTACGGCTTCTTCCTCTGCTTCCCATCAGGGCCAATGAATACGGCACCAGACGGCAGCGCGTTGTAGTCGGCATCGCTCGCAATTTTGGGAGGTACGCTAGACGGAGCCGCTTGCGTTGGTGCCACTGGCCCACCGTTCGGCGTAAAGAAGGACCCTTCGCGCAACTGTTTGGCCTTTTGCGCGTTCTGCTCCTCGCGCCGTTTCGCCATCGTAATGGCCCGCTCGTAAATGTCTTTGCGCTGATCGGCCTTCATGTTGACGGAGCCCTGCACTTCCAACAGTATCTTGCGTTCGCCCTCTGTCGGCATCCCGCCAAACACGGCACGCAACTGCTCAAGGGCTTGCCCTGTCACAATGTTATTGAGTTCAACCGTGGCATCTTCCCCTTCAAACTTCCCAGGGACGTAGCCAAGGATCTTTGAGCGGGTCCCCGCCGTCCCGCCGTCAAACGCCTTGTCATTAATCTCTAACGCCTTGGTGAGCGAGGAGACGACATTGCGCGAGGCGTTCACCGCGTCATCGGCTTCAAAGAGTTCCTTTTGCGCGGTAGGGGAGAGCGGAGTTTTCTCGTTCGGCTTTTTGGTCGCGGCAAGCTCTTTGATCGTTTCGTTGTGTTGCTGTGCCGTCTCTTTCCTCGTCTGCAACTCAAGCTTCTTCAAGTCTGCCGCTTGATCGGCTAACTGCTTCTTGAGGGCGTTCGCGTCTTGTCCCGCCTGCATCCTGGCGTCGATCTGCATTTGCGTGAGCGCCATCGTGTTTTTCATCTGCTCCACGCGGGTCAACGCATTCGCCTCGATGCCTTCACGCCGCACGGCGCGATTCTCGTCAGCCTGTTGCGCCTGGAAGGCGCGAGCGGCCTGCTTCTCGTCTTCCTGTGCCTTCGCCTGCTCCATGAACCGCACCGCTTCACGCACGCGCGGGTCTTGGTGGCTCATCGCTTCCATCACGGCTTTGCGTGAGGCCATAGGATCAGGTACTTGGAATTGCGCCTCGTTCACCGGCCCTTGCGTGGGAGGGGTGCCTGGTATCGTAATCTGCGCCGGTTGCTCCTGAATCGCGCCAAACTCGCCGGTCATGGGGTCTGCTGGCTGCGTGATGTTCGGCGGTCCTTGGACCGGCACCACTTGGTCTGGCGTGCCCTGGGGCAACGTACGCTCTGGGACCTGCTTGCCTTGTGTTTCGTCGATGTACCGTTGAACGGCCCTTGCCCGCTCGTCGTTCATGTCGGTGGAGAGAGCTTGCCGCTTCTTATCGACGACATGCGTCCCGACTAAACCCGCGAGCAATTCCCCAATCTTGGCGGCGTGCTGTGTGCCTGAGGTCGGGACGTAGAACCGGCCCACCATTTGCCCTTGTCCTGCTCCCTGCAACCCTTGCTGCATGAGGAGGTTGGCAATCTGCTGCTTCCGGTTAAGCGCCTGCTCCTCAATAGCGACATCGGGCGCAACTTCGCCGTTGTAGCCGTAGCGGTCTTGGACGCCGTAGCTATTGAGGTAGGGTGCTCCGCTGAATTGCTGCGCCACTTAGTACCCCTGTGGTTTCAAGTAATCGTAGGCACTGGGATCTGTTGCCATGCCCGTTCCTTCGCCCATGACGGGATCTGGTGCTCGCATCGCCATCGGACGAGGAGTCGCCGGTCGCTGCATCTGCCGCATCCCGTACATCTGCAAGCCGTTGCCGAGGGCGGTGTTAAGCCCGCCCAATATGCCCGTACCTTGGGGCTGCATACCGCGTTGCATCTGCATCGCCATCGCAATACGTTGGCGTGGGTCCATCCCCATCGGCGCTTGTGCGGGTTCGGGCGTCGGCATCGCCGGGTTGGTCGTGACAGTCCGTGGGTCGATCATATGCACTCTCCTGGGCTAATCGGATACGGGTGATACTCGTAATGGCAGCGGCGGTATCGGCAGCATTGCGGTAGATCCACCCTTTGACCGTCTCATTCTTAATCTCGGCAATCTGTCTCAACACCTCCGCCCCATGCTGCCCATCATGTTCGGCGTGGAATCGCACACAGGGGAGCGGGCCTACAATGGCCTCCATTGCATCAACTTGAGCAGTCGTAAACGTGCGGCATTCCAAGACCGCGCAATAGCCGAGGAGCACGCGGGGGTCGAGGTGTTGGATGAAGTAGTATTGAGCACCGGCAATGGCGGCGGCGGTGAAGTCATACGGGATCGTTTCGATGCCAAGCGCGGCGAGGTCTTGCTTGAGCCAGTCGGCGTGTCCTTTTTCCTCATCGCGTTTCTCCTCCATGCCCGCCAGGTCCAGCAGCGGATCGGTTGCCACCATGAGCGAATGGCAGAATTGTAAATGCCGCACCAGTTGCGCTTTCGTCTGAATCGGGGGGAGCGGATACTGTGCGAGAATGTCGTGAATCATCAGAACATCATCGCTCCGGCCATCAAGGCGGTCCCGCCAAGCCCTACTAGCCCTGCCGTGTTCGCGCTATTTCTGGCCTGATTCGCGTTATAGACATCGGTCCCGTACTGTCCGGCCTGTTGTGCCGCGTTATAGACCGGCGCGGCTTGGACGCTGGCGTTCTGTGCGTACCCTGGCATCTGGAACGGGTTGCTCGTTTGTGAGCCGGACATGAGCGCGGTGATTTCATTCAGCGGCACCTGACGCTGCGCGAGGAGTTCAGAGAGGCCCTGTTGACGGCTCTGCATGTCCATCCCGTAGGCTTGCTGCGTCTGATTGCCTGCGTTGATAATGGCTTGCTGTTGCGCATCGTTCTGCTGCCGGTTAATCAGGTTCATCTGCGCGTCATACGCCTTGGTGCCTGGCCTGATACCCGCTGCAATGAGGTCTGAGTTCGTGTTGTCGCGCTTGATGCCGAGATCCTCGTTCGGGCGGGCCATCATCGCGTCATAGACTTGATTGCGGAGGCTGTTGTAGTCCCCAGGCGCGGCAGGCGCACCGGAGTAATCGACCTTGCTACCGATGATGCCTTGCGCGGCACCAATGCCTTGATTGGCGAGTGACCCCAGCCCTTGCTGATTGCCGACTTGCTGGTTGTAGAGGGCTTGCTGTTCAGGGGAGAGTTTCTGAATAATCGTAGCTTGGTTCGGGTCGCTATACGTACTGCGATCAGGTGGGGCCAGGGCGTTCAACGTATTGAGCTGTTGCGCTCTGGCGTCAAGCTGCGCCTGTGACCAGCCGTTCGTATCTTGCGATTTGAGCGAGTTGATCTGCGCTTGATTGGTGTTATAGGCCGCCAGGTCTTGATTGTACTGATCCTCGTTAAACTTCCCCCATTGCGTTGTCTGCGTGCCGTAGGGGCTGATGACGTTCGGGTTATTGATCTGCCCCTGTACCTTCGCCGTTTCGACGTTCGCGGCGCCTTGAGCCTGCGCTGCGCCCACGTAATCCGGTGCCGGAGGAGGACTACCGCCCTTTGACATAATAGCTCCTCTTCAAGAATCGGCAGGCGTCTTTCTGCATCGTGTAGAGCAGCATCGCCCCTGACGGATCGGCCTGCGGGATCTGCGTCACTAGGGAGAACCCTAGCCGCTCGCACAAATGACGCGACTTGACGTTCCCTTCAGCCACCAGGCCGAGAATGACGTTCACGCCGAGATGCACAAAGGGATAGTGGAAGATCGCCCACAACCAGCGGCGAGTGATGGGGCCAGCTATGGCGATGCTCGCCATGATGGAAGCCCCGTTGTAGTAATCGTAGAGTGTACCGGCCACGAGTTCGCCATCACGTTCCAGGCCGATGCACGTAGCCCGATCCCGTGACGCAATCGCGCCGTGCTCTTGCATCCAAGAGCCGACCCGATGGGTATCTGTGGTGATGTGGTAGTCTGTGGGGCAACTCACCGGCATTGGATCATCCTTGTAAGACGTTCCGCTGTCGGCGGTATGACAAATGCGATGCGGTAAGAATGCAGAAAGACCGCTAGAAAGTCAAGGTCTAAATCCCTTGCCCGGGTTCATACATCATAGACGCGCCCATCCATTGCACCGTGAGCACGTTCGACGTGATCTTGACCTTGCCTGAGATCCATCGCCCTTGCCATTCTGACGGCGAGGACCATTGCCGGACGATCTCAGAGGATGCCGCCCAGTATCCGCTATCCCAGAGCGAGGTATCCCATACGGCCCCTGCGGTCGTCACATACGTCACCGTCCCGCTGATCGGTTCGTCCTTAAAGTCTACGTCAATGTCTGCGCCGTAGGCGACTGATCCATCCACCACCAGGAACGGCATGAACAGTTTGACATGCTTCTGGCGCGAGTCGCCAAAGTCTTGAAAGGCTTGTTTGGCGTAGAAGTCAATCGCGTTGCCGTTGTCTGCCGTACCGGTCCAGGCTTTATAGACCGTCGTGCCTTTGCAGAAATACAGCTCTCCGCTCAGAATGCCGAAGTCCTCCGCATTCCAGCCGGTGAAGCGGCACCAGGACTTCGTAATCGTATTCATCACGTATTGCTGATGGGTGCCGTCCTCAGACTGCGGGATGTTGACCAACAGCGCGTCATACTTCGGGAAGGCAATGGCTCGCCAGCCGTAGACCGTGCCATAGAGCCGTGCGGCTGCGGTAAAGGCGTCTTGGATCTTGTAGGAGAGTGCAAACTTGTTGCGGTCGTCGCCGCTTTGCAGTAAGGCCGTGAGCGGGAACGTCCCGTTTTCCGTAATGACCACGCAATCGCCGCCGTACTGAATCACACAGCGCCGACCCAGTGGCCGTCCAATGGTATAGCTGCCCACCTTACCCCAGGTCGTCGCGCTCGAGGGGTTGGTGCCTTGATAGACGGCTACTTCACCCTCAGAGGAGAGAAATACGGCAAAGTCATCAGGGCCGCTCCCAGCGTCCCGCGTCCAGGTTGCCATCGCCATGAGATAGCCACCACTCTTGAACTCGCCGGACAGGTCGTATTCAGTCAACGCCCCCCCTGCGGCCCCTGCGGCGAGATACCAGAACGAAAGCGATTGTTTCGGGATGAAGAACAGTCGGCCCTTAAAGACGTTGACCCCGATGAAGTCCTCGACCGCGTTGCCGGTATAGCCGGTCAGGGCGGGGGAGGTCGCGTGCGTCACCGCCGTCCATGCCGATCCGTCGTAATACGCGGGCTTATCGACCCCATTCACCGCAATCAGCCAGTTGCTTGTGCCGTCGCCAAAGCGTTCATGCTGGTGCTTGCCGTTGGTGCGGACCAGCACAGCAGCCCCTACAGCCCCCGCTGTGGTCACTTCGTAGACCCCCGAAGAAGTTGAGCAATACAGCTCATTCGTGCCGGTCAGCGTGTTGTAGGGCATCAGCGTCTTGCCGTTGCCCGTCATGCCGGTAGCGTGAGAGGCATGGCCCCCTCGAAACTCCACATAGGAGGGGCGGGGATACCAGTTCTGCAACTCAATGGCGTCCGTGGGTTTCATGGAAGCGAGGGCGTCACGCGCATTCCAGCCCCCCACCGGCGCAGCGTAGGACTTCATTATGGAGACTTGCTGTTGCGGGGCACCTTTAGCACGTAATGGCATTCTCATGGTGATGTGCTCATGTGTAGAAGTTAGGGGCTTTTTGCTTCGTCCCGATGTTCGTGCTTTGATAATGAATATCGGCCTCAAGGAGAAAGGGCGCAGGCACGCTCCCGCTTGCGACCGTAATGTTATTAGCCGACAGATAGAGCCGCATGGAGAGCAGGCCGTCCACCTCCAGATCATCCGTGTCGATCTGCGAGGCAGTCGGCGTGCCCGCCGATAATTGCCCCTCGGCAATGTGATGCCATCGGGTTGTCGTTGAGCAATTTTGCTGAACTGTCATCGTGATGGGGGTTGCAAACGCCGCTTGCTGATGCCCTTTCGCATACGTGACCTCTGCTCCCCATGTCACCGACCCGCCCGTGACGGTCCCCGATGCCGCGCCTGCTTTCGTCGTGGCATTTTGCACCCAATGGAAATGGAGAAAGAGGTCGGTTCCCAGCGCATAGTCATGCGGCATGTGAAAGAGCAGGAACACTTCATCATTCACGGCGAATTGAAACTCTCGCACCCCACCAATGAACGCATTGAAGGCAGGTATGGTCCCGCCAGCCCCACGAATCGTAATGGCCCCAAGCATGTCGTGCCACGGATACGTCGGGGCATCCAGGTCCACCTTGATACCTTGGGCGCTGGTCTTACCAATCACCGCCGTCAACGCTCTCGACGTTGTGAGGAGATCCCCGATTTCCCGTACTGCGGGTACGTCGTCAAGATAATACCCGCGACCGTCAGATGACGTATCAATGACAATCGGCGTTCCGCCGGTCGAGGCGAAATCCGCCGCTATCGGGACGCTCTCCTTATGGCGAATCTCGGTCATAGGCTCCAAGACTGATCGGGTACAAACACCCCAGGACTGGGCTTGCGAATGCTGCCGTCCATGCTCAATGTCACCTTGCCACCATCGCGGCCTAGCGCGTCCTTCACCTGCATTTCGTAGGTGCGGAAGTCCTCGGCATAGTCAAAGCCCTTTTCCTTCTTCCAGCGCCACCTGAGGCCCATAATGACGAGTTCTTCGGGCAGTAAGATCGTGTCAGTGTCTAGCGTGAAGTACTGCTTGTAGGTGGTGCCGTCGATACCAAGAATCCAGTACTTGCTGATGTATTCAAAGACAAAACTCAGCGAGGCAGAGGGCACGGGGCTGATAAGCATTTTCCCACCACGAATGCGCCAGGAGTAGCGCGGGCCGGTAATGGCAAGGGCTTGCCGTGCCTGCCATTCGCTATCAGACAATGGCCCAATGATGGGGAACTTACTCGTGCGGTCCCAAAAGGTGTCCTTCTTGATGTAGTCGAAGCCAGAGGCCGCTAACGTGGTGACGGCTCCTTGATCCTCTGCCGCCGTCGAACTCCATGAGGCTTCCTTCACGATGCCTTGCCACGGGCCGCGCTTGCGAAGGTCCTCGCCTTCTTCCTCCACCAGCCGCAAGAGTTGCAGCACTTGTGGATCTGAGGTGCCGAGGACCGAGGACGGCACCGTGACGCCGGTTCGTCCGGCCACGTATTGAATGACGGTAAGCAGTGACATGCGGCCCCCTTATTCGTCGATCAAATCGCTGGCTGAAATGTCGTCCGATTTCTTGCGACCGCGTGCCGATGGCTTCTTCGCGTCCTTCATCTCCGCTTGCATCACCTCGATTTTCGCGGTGAGCGTGGTGACGGTGTTCAAGAGCTGCTCGTTCGTCCGTTGCAGCGCCGTCATGTCTTGCGTCAGTTTACCCTTATCCTGCGAGGCCGTCATCCAGTTTTTTGCCTTGTTCTTGAGTTCAATCGCGCCCATGCCGATCTTGCGCAAGCCTTCGTCGTTGAGATCGGACAAGTCCTCAACGGTCCTGATCCCCACCCGCAGAAGAATCTCGACCTGTGCGGGGCTAATGACAGGCCATGACTTGATGGGCGTACCGTGGACCGGCATCTCCTGCCCGGCCTTCCAGCGTTTGTAGCTTTCCTCGTAGGCGTTCGCATGGGAGGCGTCGAGCCGTCCCGCCTGTACGTCCAGCTTGTTCTGTGCCAGCCATTGTTCCACCTTAAAGACGACGGAATCGGTAGCCCCAAGCTGCCGGACTGTGACCATATCCACATCCCGCGCCACATAGCGCCCCGCTTCTTCACTTTCCTTCTTCTGTTCCTTCGCAATCGTCTGAAAGCTCACAAAAGCGGGCTTGCCGTTCTTCGTGCTTAACTCTCCGGCTATGTCTGCGATACCGTTCATACTGCAACCTCCTCAGCAAAAGGGACGATAAAGTTCAAATTGGGGAACTGGGCACGGATTTCTCGCTCAAAGTTCCACGCCGTCAGAATCACGCCCGCTGGTGGACGTTCCTTGAGCATCTGCATCGACGCAATCGGGATCTTCGTGCCAGGGATAAACCGGCCCTGCTTGGCAGGGGTGTTGTCTACGCAGTAGTCGATCACCTTGGCGAGTCCAAAGTGATGAATCAAGGTGGTCGCCTTGGCCGTAGCCCCAAAGCAGGCCAGCGTGCCGTCTACGTCGAACACTTGCCGCTGGATCACGCGCTTGGCTTGATAGATGCGCTCCTGAAACGCTCGCCAGTCTAGCGGCTCTTCCGGCAGGACCATCCCCACCCCAGGCCGTTCGCAATAGACGCGAATGGAGCCGCCATGCGTCCCTAGAAACTCATAATTCGTGATGACCAGGCCATACCGCTTCAGGAACGGCACCCACGGCTTGAGGGTGTGATAGTCACGATGCTCGTGGTAGATCATGTCGAAGGCCCCCATGTGCATCATGGCGGGCAGGTATTGCACTTCAAAGACCAGTACGCTGTCATCGTGCATCAGCCGGTCAATGCCGGAGAACACATCGCGTAAATCGTCCACATGGGCCAATACGTTGTTGGCAACGATCAAATCGACGGGCGGCAAGGTCATGGCGAGGGCATGGGAGAACGGGGCTTTCACGCCCACCGTGGCGCAAGGGTCCACGCCGTAGGCATTGATCCCCACCCGCTGCAATTCTTCCAGATAGAGGCCGTTATTGCTGCCGATTTCGAGGCCGGTCTTGAGCGACGGATAGCGGTTGTGAATCCGTTGCGCGGCGTCAGCCAAGTGTGGCCGGTTCGCTTCGGGCGTGCTGTACTTGTAATCCACCCAATCCACCGTCACCTTTTCGCGTAACTGCACATGGCCGCATCGCAAGCACTCCTGCACATCCAGCGGCAACCGTTCGGCGTGGGTATCTGGTTCAGCGGGAAAGCTGTTCGCAATCGGGGTGGGTGTCAGCGAGAGCATGACGCGGGATTCCCCAGCGCACATGCGACAGGCCCATTCAGAGTAGTGTGCGCCCATTATGGCTTGACCCCCTCAATCCGCATATCCCGTGCGGCGATATGAAAGACCGGCTCCATCACCGTGACAGACTGATAGCCCACGCTATTGAGGGCTTCCGTCAGTTCGTCCTGTGACCAGCACCATTGATGCATCATGTCAGGCTTGCCGTCGCGGGGATCACCAAAGATCCCAAACAAGGTGAGCCGCAGATTCTTTTCGCCGTTGACGATCATGCGGGCAATCTTGTCGAGGCAGGGCAGCTCTAACACCAGCTTCCCCCCAGGCTTGAGCACGCGAAACCACTCAGTCAGCACTTGCGAGGCGTCTTTACGATGCAAATGCTCAAGTAAGTGAATCGCCCACAGTTCGTCGGCGTGATCCGTTGGGAAGGGCAGGGGGAAGGCATCGCTGTTGATGTCCTGGTTGCCGTGGCGGTCGATATTGACGAATCCAGGCAGGTATTTATCCCCCGCGCCCACATTCAAACGAATCATGCGGCCACCCGCTCAATCAGTTCGCGCCATTGCTGGCCGACGTTGGCCGGTGAGAACTTCTCAATGTAGGCTTGCCCTTCCGCCACCAAGTCGTTGAGATGATCTTTTTCCGACTGTGCCCACTTCAGGCCGGTGATGAAGTTGCCCACCCAGGCCACTTTCTTGAACTCAAAGAGCGAGGGGAGTTGATCGCCGCAGACCGGAAAGCATCCGGCGCGTAAGGCGTTGACCAGTCTATTAGGGCTTTTGTACTCGGTGCCTTTGCGCGTGGGAATCAGGACAATGTGCGCCCGGTGGAGTTGTTCGGCCTGTGCGTCAGGCGTCCAGCGGATATAATCGGCCTTCCAGTGATGGTTTTCGCCAGTCACTACCGTAAGGTCCATGTCCTTCAAATACGGCATCCACGGCGACAATTCTTTCAAGTTGATCTGATGCCCGTACCACAACAGCCGCTCGGCTCCGTTCGCGTGCGGGGTCGTCAAGGCTTCTTCATACGGGTCGGGGATGACCATATCGGCGTGCCGGTCAAAGTACTTGTAGAGCCGTCCTGACATATTGTCCGTCGGCGTGACAATGGCATCAGCCAGCCCCACCATCTCACGATAGACCGGACCCCACACAGGATGAGGGAACAAATCATCGCCTACGTCAAAGATGATCTTCAGCCCGTCCGCTTTCGAGTCTTTGGCAAGCTGAATGTCGTCAGGCGTCGGCTTGGAGAAGATCAAGACTTGCGCTTCGCCACCGTTCACCGTCCCGCCAATCGCCTCAGCAGGGATAGCAGCGCGATACCGATAACTCGCAAAGGTCGGCCCACTCCGATGCACAAAGACGGCTTTGGTCATACCCTCTTCCCCTGTTTCTTCCGTTCATCCAGAATCGCGGCAATCAGCCCGCCGCCTTTGGCTTCGATGTGTATATCAGGAAGGAGAGAGTACGTCACTAATTGAAATTCATTGGCCTGTGCCGCCATCGCCATATTGCACTCAAACCGCTGTCCACCCACGTAGACATCCTGAGTCACTCCCGTGCGGGAGCCGTCAAAGCGTTTTGTCCCGTCTGCCGCATTACAAGAGTCATACCCGTAGAGCACAAAGTTGCGGTAGCCCATGATATAGGCCAGGGCAATCGCCCGCAGCCCCGACGTAGACCCGCCTCCGCAGGCGTACTTGGTCGTGTCCTTGAACGCTTTCATCTCTTCGCTGGTGCCAAAGGCGTTCCAGAGCACCACATGGCAGTCGCTCAGATAGTCAAAGACTTCGACCGCGACACGCGAGGACAGCAGATAGAGGGTGTGCTGATTCTTCCGCTTGAGGTTCACACGGCGATCACGCGGTTCAACGGATACAAAGAGATCCGGTTCGATCCCTTGTTCGCAGAGATAGTCATGCGCCCCTTTGACGGCGCAAATCGGGCGTCCTTTGGCGCGTTCCGCTTTGATCTGGTCGATGACGGTGGGGAGCGAAGGGCCACTCCCCACACAGACCATCGTTCCGTCATGCGCGACAAGCGCAGGCACTAACTCCGGCAACCCACGAGCCAAATTCTTCTGGATCACCTCGATATGTTGCGAGGCATTGCCGAACTGGCTCACGTCGATGGTCAACGGTTTCAGGGTTGCCGTTGTCATGTTACGCCGGGTTCGTGTACGGGTGGACGTACATCGGCGTCGCGGCCACAACCGTGAGGGCGGTAGCCAACGAACCCGTTACCGGCAAGTACACCCCAGCCACGAGGCAGTTGGAGATGGTGGCATCATCCAACTCGCCCGCGTTGGCCGTAGTGAACAAGGGCACGTTGTCCGCGCAATCGTCGGACAAGCGCATGAGGAACGTCCCCTGACGCATCGCCCAGCCGTAGTAGGCCGAGGCGATGGAGGTCTGAATACAGCCGACCTTCTTCCCGCTTCCGGCGTCAGCCGCAAGGGTCGTGGTCAACGGAGCCGCCGTGCCCTGCTCATAGATCAGGACGGCGCAATACGCGGAGATCGCTTCTCCGGCAACAATGTACTCAGCCACGCCACCGGCATCCGTATGCACGATGGTGCCGACAGGAATGCGAGCGGTAGAACTCGAATCCGTCAGCGGGGGAGTGACAAGCGGACTGATGATTTTTGATGCGACAGCCATGTGCTATTCTCCTTGTTATTCGTGGATGATCGTCAGTCGATCACCAGCTTATGCCTTGAGGACGCCCTGCATTTTGCGGTTGCTGCACACCAGATTCCCCATCCAGAGAATCGGGATGACGGAACCATCCTGGTTGACAGGCCGCATATCGCTCATCTCTTCCATGTCCGCATCCTTATGCGCGACCAACTCCAAATAGTTGGTGTTGATGAAGTAGGCGTGCGAGGCAGGGATGCCGGTCGCTGAGGTGTCGTACAACACATCCGCGCCCTTGTACTTCAAGGCCACCGCGCCCCCGTCGAGCGTACCGCTGGAAGAGTACCGCTTGAAGGAGACTTGTGAACCCTCGAAGTGCGTGTAGTACACGCTGTCCATGACGATCAAATCCGTCTGATCGTCCGGGCCGCGATCCGTCGCCAGCCACAGCGGCAACATACAGCCGAGTTCGATGTTCGACGCCGAGATGGTCGTCACCAAATCCGAGGCATCGGCCACGGAGTTCTGCCAGAAGGACCACACGTTGGCGTCAATTGAACCAACGGTATTGGTGTTGGTGTCGGCAATAATGGCCTGCAAGCCGTTGATCTGGTTCGTGAGCGAGCCAGCGGAGTACAGGTCAGACGAGAAGCTATTCGTAAAGGTACGAATGGCATTCTTCAACCGCGCTTTCGCCAGGTTGATAATCTGCGATTCCCCGCTGTTAATGCGGAGTTCGCGGCCTGAGGCCACGACGTTAATCGCAATCTGCCGCCACTGATATTCCGCGGCACTCAGCACATCGGACTGGGAGATGTTCAACACATCCCAGTCTGAATACCGCTGATAGGTCCCGTTGCTGTTGTAGTCCAGCGGGCAGGCAATCGTCAGACCGCCATCTTCCAAGCGGTAGTTGCCGCGCTGCTTCATACGCTTCACCAGCGCGTTGCGGTTGCTCAGGTTGTCTTTGACGGTACTGCGGTGCTTCCGGTAGGTGGTCGAAACCAGCTCCGTGAAGGTAGAGTTTGCTGAAGGCATATGATGTCTCCTTATCGAGCTTTATTTGTCGCGTAAGTGAATTTTCGCGTAAGTGTCTTTTAAGGTGTCATCCAAGGACCCCACGGGGTCTGTCGAACTCCGTGCGGTATCACGGCTCCGCACATTGACGCCCTTCGCCGTTTTCTTCGGCAAGGCATCGAGGCGGGCGCGTTCTTTTGCCTTCTCGGCTTCTGTCTGAAGTCGAGCCTGCATCTGCTTTTCGCGTGTCACCGGATTGGCCCAAATCGCCCGCTGATAGGCTTCCTGTAAGGAGTCCCCAGCCTTGATGAACTTGGCGATGTCATCCGCCACATCCTCAAAGAAGGCGTTATTCGGGTCACTGGCGAACGCGTCCACTTCCTGCTTGATGGTGGCTTGTGCCGCCGCATACGCTTCCCGCTGTTTGGCGAGTTGCATTTCTTCGATCTGTGCGAGTTTCTGTTCAATGGTCTGTAGGCGAGGGTCAACCGGAGTCTGGGTGGCGGGATCGCCAGCCTGTTGCGGCTGTGCCGAGATGCCGAGATTGCGGCCCAATTCCTGATAGGCTTGCTGCCGTGATTCCGGCGTGCCGGTCGTCAGCCGTCGATTCGCTTCCAGCAAGAACTGCACGGCGCGTTGCGGTTCCACCCCATGCCGGACAAAATCCTCGTGATACGGCGACACCACATCGTGAAACGTCTTGCCGAAGTTCGCGGCTTGCTTGTACTGCTCCAAGCCGTCGAGCATTTGCTTTTCGCGGGTCTGCCAATACTGCTGCACTTGCGGAGGCGTCTTGGTCCAGTGCTCGTGCATCTCTTTCGGCCAGGACTTCGGCGCGGTCCCTGTCGTCGTCTCAGGGGTTGTCGCTGTCGTCGCGGCAGGGGTCGTCTCTGTCGGTGTTTGAGCGACAGCCTCTTCCTTGGGCTGTTCGGCCAATGCTTCAGCGACCGTCTCCGTCGCGGGCTTGTCTCCTTCAGGCGTCTCGACTTCGGGGAACAGTTCATTCCCCAACCGTTCAACGGCTGAATCCATGTCAAACCCGGTCTGTTCTTCCGCTACTTCTGTCTCAGGCATAGAACCTCCAAGCAATAAAAAAGGCCTACCGAGCAGCCGCGCTGCCTCGATAAGCCTTGACCCCTGCGTGTTCTGAGGGGGTAAGCGATGATGTGCGAACGATTACTTCAGTTGTTTTTTACATGCCTCGCAGAGCTGTTCTTTCATCGCGTCCGCCATCCATTGAGGTACGGGCGCGAACCGATACATGCCGTTCTCTTCCATCCCCACTTTCTCCTGGCAGGACTCGCACAGTACGAGGATGGGAACGCCGTGCCATTTCATTTATCTAGCAACTCCTTCAGCATCCGGCGCAAGCCGTCGAGCTGCCGCAGAATGTCAATAATGCGCTGGCGGTCCTGGTCGCTCATGCCGTGGGCGTGCTCCTGACCACATCTGCTGTCATGCCCTGGTCTACCATTTCGCTATAGAGTTGTGCCCGTTTCGCCGTGGGCATCTTCTCAATCGTCTCCTCGACATGGGCGTCAATCATCGCGTCGAGCTTCGCATCGCCCTCGTCAATCCGGCGCTTCGCATCGCGTTTCATCTCAGGGTCGTAGGGGACGCAATCGTTCCGCTTCAGGTCCTCTCTCCAGGCGTCATGCGAGGTGATCGGCCTGCCGTCGATCGGAGAATCAAAACACAACTCCGCCGCCACCTTGACCAACGTCGGGGCGGTAATGATCTGCGTGGCTTCCTGACCGCATTCACACATCCAGACCGATGAATGCTCTGAGACTGTTGAGAACCGCTGGAAGCGATGACCGTTCAAGCACGAGTAGAGATAACTTGGCATCACACCCCCACTGGTTTCGGCATGTTCAAGGTTGGGAATGCGAGGTCCAGTTCAGCGAACCACTCCCGCGCATAGTCGCAGAACTGGTAGTCCCTGAACCACGGACCTCCTAAGGTATAGTGAATCAGTTTCGGGGTTTCGGTGCTCTGGTTCGGTTCAGCCACCAGATAGTTCCACTCCATCGGCAAGTCGCCAATGTTCTGCTCCACGCCCGCCCAAGTCATCCGGTGCAGGTCCAGACCGGAGGCCGTGTTGACGTAGGCCGGGGTGAGCCGGTCGCAGTACTTGTTGCGGAACACCATCACGCTCGACCAGTTCTTCCGTGGATAGACCGTTTGCTCCTGCGCCTGCATCTTGAGCGAGGACGACGGCGTGTAGCTATGCTTGACGCACCAGACGGCGCGTAGCTCATCTTTCTTGGCAATCTTAACCAGTTCATAGACATCCCCCTGGCAGAGCATGTCGCAGTCCATGAAGATCGAATAATCGCCGTACCCGCTCATGTAGGGCACTAGAAAGCGCGTCAGCGAGAACTCGGTGCTTTCCGTCTTGCCCCGCTCCCTCGTATAGAGGCCAGCCTGGCGTAAAGAGTCTTGCACCAGCGGCGTAATGGAGACAGGTCCCGACGCCTGCCGTAAGATACTGTGGCAAAGGACATGGTAGGCGACGGTTTCAGCGGGGTCATAGCCGATAAACACATTTAAGGGCCTCATGCAGCTTCGTTCTCCGATTCTGTTTCTGCGGCTTCTTCCGCTCTCGCCGCTTGGGCGGCGGCACTGATCCGCGCCACTTCAATCTGTGCAGCGGCGGCAATGTTCGCCTTCTGAATTTCCGTCTCTTGGTGTATCAATTCCTGCATCTTCTTGGTGTCGCGTTCCGCCTGCATCTGTCGGCGCTGCATCTCCATCGCTTCGGGAGACGCTTTGGCCTGATGGACCGCATCACGCATCGCCATCTTGGCCTCGTTCACCTGTTGCTGTTGCGCCAAGACTTCTTCTTGCTGTTTCAACTGCAGTTCGCGTTGTGCCAGTTCCTGTTGCTTGATCGCCAGCGTCTTTTCAGCCTGGAACTGTTGTGTTTTCAACTGCTCGCTCGCCTGCATCTGTTGCATCTGCTGTTGGATCTGTGCGAGCTGCTGTTGCGCCTGCGCCAGTTCGGCGCCCTTGCCGTCATCTTCCGGTTTCGGCGGCTGCATCGCCTTGATGGTGTCCTCAAGTTCTGACCCGTACCGCCACCGTCGGACAATCGCCAACAGCATCACTTGGGCCGCTTCAAACGGGAGGGTGCCGGACTGAATCATCGGGCCAAGCCCTTGCAGCACTTGCGCGAGGACCTGCAAAATCTCTTGAATGTTCTTCTGATCCTCGGCTGCTTCCGGTTCGACCGTGCTATTCGTCTCAATGTCGATCCGGTAGGCGCGTTGGAGATCGTCGCGCAACATCGCCAGCACATCGGACCACTTCGGGGCCTTCAGTTGCTCTTGAATCTGCTGCAACTGCTGCATCTGCGGGTTCGGCTGAGGGGGTTGCCCAGGCTGCGGAGGCGGCTGTATCGCCTGTGCCCGCTGGATTTCTTGGCTTATGGCCTGAGCAACCGCTGTCAGCTCGTTGAACTTGGCGCTCACGAGGAAAGGGAGACCCGTCATCTTGGCCCAGGTTTCTTCGCTGAACTTCGTCGCGGCCAATTCCAACATGAGCCGCAGCAAATCCCGCGCATAGCGTGCCACTTCCTTCTGTGCCCGCTTCAGCCGCAACGTCCCCCACTGCGTCTTGATTTCCTGTGCGCCGAGCGTTTCAGAGGCTTTGGACGATCCCCGCAGAATGTCCGAAATGCCGGTGATTTCGTAGATGACCTGTTTGCACTGTTCCCGGGCGCCGAGCAGTTCGCGCAAGGTGATGATGAGTTCCTGCACCGGCATGAACCAAATGGCGTTCTGCAAGCCCTTTTCAGCAGCCAGGGAGGAGGATTTATCGGCGGGGACCAGTTCGTTATCGTCCGCCTCCATCAGCTTCTTGAGATCGTCGCCTAATTCGCTGTCATAAATGCCCCGCGCCTTGATCGCCTTGGTGATCATGCGAATCCGGCGCGTCAGTTCGTTCAGTTCCTTTGCCTGATTCTCGTACAGCACATAGACGGCGGTCGGGGTGAAGCTGTGGTTCTTCTTGAGGAACTGCAACGGCTTCGGGCAGTTGAAAAAGCCGGTCAGTTGCAGGGGGTCATCTTCTTCCTTCAGGAAATCGTCCTTGTAGGTGTCGCTGAGATAGCGAACCTTGCGGCCCCCGTCCTTATCCCACACCTGATAGATCCGGCAGGTCTTACGCTCGCCTTGGTGTGCGTCCTCTTTGCTCTTGGGTTCGTCCTTCTCCTGCGGCGTGTTGTCTTTCGAGTAGGTGAGCTTCGCCGCTATCTCCTTGCCAAAGAGCTTCGTGGCTTCTTCACGGTCAATTTCGTTCTCGTAGGCCACCCAGGGGACGTTGGACCACTTCTTCGCGTACCCGAAGTAGACCTTCTTCCAATCCTTGCTTTCGAGGCAGACCAGTTCGGAGGTCATTGCAGCCGGGACCGCTTCTTCGCCCTCTACCGGCGCAGCCTCGACAAGATCGGCGTCATAGACCACGGCAGTGACCGCACGGCCAGGCAGTAAGGCATCGAGAGACGCGGCCTGCATCCCATCGTCAAACACTTCGTAGCCGTCCACGTTGGTATCGAGCAGAAATTCCAGGCCCCGTTGTCCGGCCTGGGCCGCTGCTTTGCCGAGGGGGTCGTCATCCTTGAACCGGCGCTGTACCACAGGGCGGGGAATGGCCGAATAGACGGCAGGGAGCAGCGTTTCGGTGTTGCTGTAGAGGATATTAAACGGCGTTTCGTCCGACTTCGTGCCGTCATAAATGTCCAGAATGCGTTGGCCGGTCTTGCGAAAGTCGGATTCCCGCTTCTTACAGGCCTCGATTTCCTTGACCCATGCGGCCACGGCTTCTTGTTTCGTTTTCAACTCATCTTCGGCAGTCGGCTTCGCCATTCTCGCTCCTACTGGCTCAACGCCCGTTCACGCTGTTTACGGCTGAAATGCTGCGCTTTGATCTGTCCAAAGGTCTGTTGACCGGGATTCGTGGAAAGGAGCACCTTGCTATCAAAGGGAGAGTCCGGCTGCTTGGGGTCGCGCATCTTCCACGAGAGCGACAGATACCGGAAGGCGTCGGCATCGTGCGAGGACCAATCATGCTCCGGCCCTATCGCAAACATCTTCTTCTCGTCATCCCATTGCCGGTGATACTGACGGAGCGACGAGAGGCCCTTGGCGCATCGAGTCGCATGAAAGCGGCAATAGGGGAACGTCTTTCTTGCGGCCATGATGCCTTCCTGCACATCCAAACGTGGCAGAATCACAAAGCGGCCCAGCGAGGGATGGATCTTGGCGGCGTCATGGAATTGCTGAAGGATTGACTTGCCACCAGCGGCCAAGGTGCGAGGCCGAGCATCGTGCGGGAGGTAATGCGTGCCGTAGGTGATGCCGTGTTCTTTGGCTTTATTGAGCAGCACATCCACATAGAACTGTACGTCTTTCCCGTTGGAGCTGTGATGGTCGATCAGGTTAATGTCACGGCCCAAAATCTGCCGAAACCAGATCGCGGTGTCGTCGGTACGGCCTAAGTCGAAGGCGGTATCCACCACGGCAGTCTTGTCGATAGGCAAATCCAGTATCCTGCCTTCCTTCTGCGCCCGATCCAGGCAATCGCCCCAAATAGCCCCAGGAATGGCCGCATCAAAGGAGCAGAAGTATTCTTGCAGCCAGAGGGACGCCCCGTAGTCGTCGCCGTGCAGGTCGCACAACTGCCGCTTTTCTGATTCCAGCTGGTCCGTCGAAAACACGCCGGTCTGTTCAGCGGTCAGCACCTCGGCATACCAGCCTGCTTCCCGCCGTGCCGTTTTCAACATCGCTTCAAAATGGTTATGTCCGCGAGGGGTACTAATGAACAAGGCCCAGCCGTCATTCTCCATGAGGATCGGGGACAGATAGGCCCAGGAGGACGGATTCGACAGCGCATATTCACTAAACACCATCCCCACCACGGCAGACCCGACCAACGAATTGACGTTATCTGATCCGACCACCTGCCAGGTTGAGCCGTTCTTAAACTTAATCTTCATTTCCTGATCGTTCGTGGATTCACGAAGCTCGACAGGGAAGGCTTCGTCAATACGTTTCTTACCGCTGTGACCATTGACGGCATCCCAGATCGCTTTCCTGGCTTGGGCGTATTCCGGTAACATATGCCAAAAATTTCCCACCCGTTCATGGATTGCACAGGCCGTATGGTGCAAGCAGAGCTCATCCTTTCCAGCCCGACGATGCCAGCAGGCCACGGCCCGCTTCCCCCCATTCGCTAAATAGTCCCACAGCTTCTGTTGGTATGGTCGAGGGGCCCAGTTATACGGTAGTTGAAATTGTGGCAACCCGTCTCCCTCTCACCTCAGCCGATGGATTCCGTCGTAACACCCGCCGACAGGACCAACACATCTTCCCCACGCATTTCCGCCCCTGCTTGGAGACCCGCCCACAGCGCAAGCATTCCCTCGACATCACAGGGAGCGCCCGCCGTTGGTACCGGAGCCGCATGCGCAACAGACACAACCGGCAGAGCGTCCGCCCTGGCACCGCCTCCGCTGTATGGTTCACGCATTGCTTTCCGGCTTCCGCAACTCTTCCCATAACCACACCGCCCGATCCCATTCGTAACTCTCCTCCGGCGACCCCACTACCCCCACCAACCGCTTCACCTGCACCCGATGGATGATCGCCTCTAACTCCCGCTCCATCTCCTCCCGCGTCATCATCCCGGCTCTCTCTCAGTCAGTGCCTGCTCCCCGTAATGCCACCCGCATCCCGGCTCTGCCGGCGCGTGACAGAGATTACACCACAGCCGACTCGCACAGACACAGATCCCTGCGCTGTCCTGTGCTGGGTCCTCCTCATCCCACACCACCCGCACCCCATGAAAGAACACCGCGGGGCGCTCCACCTCAGAACCCCGCCGGATAGGTCGCCAACGCCACCAACACGGCTGCCGCCTGGGTCGCCGCATTGTCTGAGGCCGTCGTACTCACAAACTTCGCCTTCCCCGGATACGGCACGCCCCCCGTAATGTACCACAACTGCGTGGTCCCCACCGTCCCATAACTCCGCACCACCTGCGGCGCATTCAAATTCGCCACTCCTAACTCTGCCTGAAGAGCTGCCGTCGTAATCGCCATGACTATGCCTCCTTGATTACTGCGTATTCAATCCGTGGAACCACTAACACCCGATGCCGGAGCCGTGTAGAGCCTGAAAGCGTGGGTCTATGGCTAGGCCTGGGGTTCCCTTTGTCTAGCCCCGTCCTGCCCGAAAGCCCCCCGGCCTCGTTCTGTCCAGACTTGTCTCGATCTTTTTTCTGTCCTGGCATGATTTATTCCCCAGACTGACGAGTTAACATAATACACATTATCGGACTGATGAGGAATTACAATGGGTTATCAGTGTCCACTTCTGCACACTGACCGTTTATCACGTTGTCGTCTGTACCTACTACCTGTAGTGGTGTTGATCGCTGCACGATGACCGTAATCTTGTTATCTGTGGAAATGTCCTGCTTCGGTCCCCATTCCTTGCTCCGTCTACGCTCAAGATCGAATCGAGCAAACTTCGCCTCTTCGCGTGCGCGTGCGATTTGCACGCTGTCCGTGGCCGTGTGTAACGCTTCATCGGCATCGGCTAACCGGCAGACCATGGCTTGGGTAATGAGTTGGTAGTACTGCTGGTCGCCTTGGCAATGCATCCAGTTGTAAATGGTACGTCTGGCGACTCGGGTATCAGTGGCAATCGTGTCGGTGGACTCGCCGTTGAGATAGCGTTGAATGATGTCAGGGAGTGTTGGGGGTGTGGTGGCGGTCTGGAGGTCGTCAGCCATAGACACAGGCTGTACTACGTTGGGGTCGCAATGTCAAGGAAGGAAGAGGTGAGGATAACGCCTTCGGCTAGGTGTCTGCGCTGCGCTTCGCGCTTCTTCGCTCCGACAATGGATAAAGAAATACCATGAACTGAGCGGATTGGGGTGCATTTTAGAGTGATCCTGTTGAATTCATTCAGAAACAAAGTGCTTGACTGTAGCGCTACGTTAAGGCATTGTCAGGCCATGAAGAAAGACAAGAATCCTCACGCGCAGCAACTCGGACGGCTTGGTGGGCTTGCTCGAGCCAAGGCACTGACAGACGATCAGCGTAAATCTGCCTCGCTGCATGCTGTTGAAGCGAAACAGAAGAAGGCGAAGGTCCGTCGATTACTTGGAGAAGATCCGACATGGGAAGACAGCTAGCCTCACACTTTGTCCAAATCAATCGCCCCATTCGCAAGTCTCAAGCTGAAGTCATTGCCGAGATTGTCGCGCAAGACAAAGCGGAGGATCGTGCAGAGAGGGCCGCAAGGCAACGCTTTGAACAATGGTGGCAGCGGAAGGTTGAGAATGCGAACCGGAGCGCACAGAAGCGCAGGCTGACGAAACAAGGCACCATCCTTAAACATGGCCAAGGAGTCTGCACACTGACGCTCCAAGAATGGCGCGAGATCGTGTATCGCTATCAGTCCCGATGCGCCTACTGCCAGAAGCGGGGCCTGCTCACGAAAGACCACATTGTACCCATCTCCAAAGGCGGGTTTCATACGCATCTCAACGTCATTCCAGCATGCCATTCTTGCAATTCACGCAAGGGCAATCGACCTGCACATCTCTACTCTCCTAAGCTAATCCCATTCAAATAGCTCTCTGTGAATAGTGGGAATAGCTGTAGCAGAATGGGTCAGCGGTGTAGAGAAATGCGGCGGCAATTGGCGTGGAGTTGTAGCAGAATGGGGCATTCACTGAATCTAGCCTACTCATAACCCCTTGTTTTATAGTCTGCCCCTATCAGGCACAGGGCTTGCTGTAGAGGCAGGTATGAACCGCAACCACACAACGGAGGATCGCATGACACACACATCGAAAACACTCTGCGAATGGTGCCACAAGCGGATTGCACGATACACAGCCTATCGTGAAGTAGGCTTCGGAGTGGAAGTCAAGATGGCTGAGGTGTGTACAACTTGCAAACGCCGATCTGAAGGGAAGGCTTAACATGACCGCATTAAGCATGAGCCACGCGATAGGCTGGGAAGTGCTGTGGACGACCGGCAGCTTAGAGATTGCCGTAAGGATCATCGATGTGAAGCAGGCCTATGGCCGCACACGCTATCTCATCACCCCGATTGCCGGCAGCAAGTCGATGTGGGTGCAGGATGGCTTACAGTTTCACCAGGAAGGAGCGTAAGCATGAGTATGCCAGTGTGTCCGTTTACGATAGGAACGACCTACTACAAGCCGATCCAGCAACCTGAACAGGTGCGTATTCCGTGCCCGGTCTGTAACGGCAACAAATGCGTGACCATGATCCTCGGCACAGGAGAACATCTTGAGGTGCCCTGTGAAGCGTGCGGGCTTGGCTTCCACGTCAGCCGTGGATTTATTGAGGAGTACCAGTACACGCCACGGACTGCCGCGTTTAGAGTGGCCAGTATTGAAGGCTACGCCTATGAAGAATGGGACCTAAAAAGTGACAAGGGGGAGCTGACACGTGGCTCAACACTCTTTGAGCATGAGGCGGATGCCCTCGCTGCCTCACAGAAACAGGCAGCGGAACAACTGGAACGCAACGCCCGCTCTTACTCACAAACGAAAGCCTCGGCGAAGAAGATGACGTGGAGCGTTCGGTATCACCGAGAATGCATTAAAGACTTGGAGCGGAAGATTGCCTACCACTTCGGAGCCATTACAGCACAGAAGAAAGGAGTGTAATCATGGGTGAATTTTACCAAGACAACTATTGGAAGGCCAAGCAAGACTCCACCATGCAAGATCCTCTATTGCCTCGCCTCTGGCCGTATGTGCTGATGGGATTGGCGATGGCGCAAGCCGTCTGGTACTGGCTGTGACTAGGGATCTTACTAGGGACGTTTTTGTGCTTGACCACTGGGGTGTGGCCGTGTAGAGTGTTTGCACAATTTGCAGCGGTTGGGATAAGCAACCGTGTCGAGTGTTTCCGGTTCCCCAGTAATGGCGAACCAGAACACAAGGGGCTTTCTAGGGGATCTTATCCGTCCCTTGGAAGGCCCTTTCTTTTTGGAGTGCATCATATGTGGGTTAAGATTGATGATGGGTTTGCGACTCATCCCAAGATTCTTTCTGCTGGTCCCCTTGCGGCCCTCATCCAAATCCGCGCCATTTGCTTTGCAAGCCAGAATCAGACCGATGGATTCATCCATGAATCTGCCGTTGGCTTGCTTTTCATCGGGTTTGAACGGATCGGCATTGATAAAGGGCGCATTGGAGACTATGCCAGTTTTGGATCTCAAGCGGATGAAATAGACTGGCCCGCACTCATGGTTGAGCATGGCCTATGGGAGACTCGACCAAACGGATACTACATCCATGATTATCTCGAATGGAATTTATCAAAAAAAGATCGAGAATCTTTCATAAATCAGAAAAGTAAAGCTGGCAAAAAGGGCATGAAAGCCCGATGGACAAAGGCTAAACAAGTTATATCAGGCGTTATAACATATGATATAACAAAACCATATCACGCTATATCTACATCTACATCTAGTATTTCATCTCTTAAATCTTCTCCTTCTTCTCTTCATTCTGAATTTGAACAATTCTGGCAAGCATATCCCAAGAAAGCAGGCAAGAAGGCTGCTCAGAAAGCCTTCCAGAACGCGCAGGATCGCCCCAGGATCGACGATCTACTGGCAGCTATACATCGGGCCAAGGGTTCACCCCAATGGGCCAAGGAGAACGGTCAGTACATTCCGCATCCGGCGACATGGCTGAACCGTGGACAATGGGCAGATGTCCCAACAGAAACCAAGCCGAGTGTGTTTGAGGAGTTTTTAGCGAGAGGAGAGCGCGATGATGAATCGACCGGAGTTTTTGAGGGGCTGGCTGTTACTGACCGCTCAACCGTGGGGAAGGACGTATCGCAGTGACAATACGAACCCGCTGAATCCTGAACCGTCACCGGCCAAGATCCAGTGCGAGCTGTACTACAAAGCCATGTGCTATGCCTACGTCCCTGCGTGGTTGGAAGTGGCTGAACTGCTTGCGGCTGGGGACAAGTGGCCGAGCATTCACGAATGTAAAGAAGCCCTCCGGCATGCCAAGGCCAAGCCCTCGGTGCCGGTGATCGAGTCGCACGAGGTAGGATGGATGACGAAAGAGGAGTTCGGGACCGCCTTGTATGAGACCGTCAAGACGGTCAGCCTCCTCAGGGAAGCCCCTGAATCGTGCAAGGATGGCTTGAGAGCGCAGTTAGCCCAACAGTTCAAGGGATTGACCGTTGATGAGCAGGCGGCGGTGTTGGGGCGGTATCGGGACTTGGTGAATCTATGATGACCGGCGATGCACTCATGCAGGGGTTGGTGGTGGTGTATGTACTGGTGGCGATTGTCTACGCCACAGAAGGGAACTGGCCGAAAATGACGTACTGGATCGGCGCGGCAATGATTACGAGCAGCGTGTTGGTGATGCGATGAGCTTGCCCACGCCGTATTACGAAGAAAACGGGATCGTGATTTATCATGGGGATTGTCGTGAGATTCTGCCGCACTTGCCGAAGGTGGATCTGGTGTTGACCGACCCGCCGTATGGGATTGGGTTTGCTGCACAGCCTACAAAGTGGCAACGCCTTGCCGGTCATGCTCCTGAGTTCTGGGATGAGTCGACGGTTGAGAATATGGATGCTGTACTCGCGGCTGGGACTTCTCAGATTATCTGGGGAGGCAATTTTTACCCGCTTCCGCCTTCGCGTTCCTGGCTCTGTTGGTTCAAACCTGATGCACCTCCTTCGATGGGCAGCTTTGAGCTAGCCTGGACTAATTTAGATAAAAATACGCGGCAAATATCATGGTCGATAGGGGCAACGAATGCGGAGAGGGTTGGTCATCCGACGCAGAAGCCATTGGCCGTTATTGCCTGGTCATTAACCTTTGCGCCTGATGCGCAGACCATCCTCGACCCCTTCATGGGCAGCGGCACCACGCTCCGCGCTGCCAAGGACCTAGGCCGCAAGTGTATCGGCATTGAACTGGAAGAGAAGTATTGCGAGATTGCGGCGAAACGATTGGCGCAGGAGGTCTTATCGCTATGACCTGTCCCCAATGCAAACACCCGATTGACAGCATTCACCCTAATACCTACGGCGTGGGCTGGTGCCGTCTCGACATTCACCTCGCCTGCCTGCCGCTGCATGTGCGGAGCTGCCAGGCGTGCAGGCATCATAATGAGGGCCACATCTCACACCAACCTGTGAATTCTGTGAATAGCTGTGGCAAATAGGGGCATTACTGGCGCATTATGCGACGGCGAAAACATTGGGGTTTCTGAGTGCTGCCCCGTTTCTCCCCAGGCCCGTAGATGAATGGTGCGATTGGCGTAGGGTTTTCTGTGGCATGGGAGTAGCACTAGTAACTAGCATGAACACAAACACACAAAAGAAGTTGGATGCGGTGGCGGAACTGGTGAGGGACAATGGTGGGGAGTTGGGAGAGTGGACTCGCTCGAAATGGGGATTCTACGCGGTCTGTTCATGCTGTGGGGGATTGGCGGCGGTGACGATAACGCGAATCGAGCTACGCGAGTTGCCCCATTGCTGCCGAGTGGGAAGGAAGGACAGAGCATTATGAAATTAGGCGATGCGATTACAGTCCTCAGGCGAATCATCGGGCAGCTTGCGACTCCTGAAGAGTTGCGAAAGCTACACATCGAACACCAGGCCCTTGTCGATGTGTATTACGGGCACCCGTTCAATGACCAGCGATGGAACATTACGGAAGCGTATGTCTACCGTGACGCCTACATGCGGGGCAGCTTGCAGCTTGAACTCGAGGGCCGTGGTGAGATTGATTACATCCCAACCAAGGAGGTAGAACGGTGAACATCCAAGAGTATTCGTGTGAAACTATGCCGCAGTCAGAAGAGTTTACCGACGAGGCATTGGCCTTGTTGGAAAAACTCGGTGCAGAGAATCAGTCACGGTTCTACAAGCAGGATGGGGCCGTATTCCCATATCGCAAAATGTCTCCTTATGAACATGCCATTTACAAGATTGTCCTGCCTGTGCGTGAACCGATTGCCAAGTTCAAAGCGTGCCCGATCCCGCTGCGCGTGCTCCAGATTGGAGCGCACGCCTCAGAACTGATGGCTGGTGAATTGGTGATCTGGCACCAGGGCGAAGGGAAGGACGACCCGTTATTGACCTTGCGTGAAGGAAATGAATACTCCGGCAGCTATTACTTGCTGGCGCGATGGGCTGAAGTGTTGGAAGAGTTCTCCGTCTTAGTCCAGCAGGCTATTACAATCAATACTGAAAGAGTCCGTGAGGAGTTGCTCGCCAAGAAATATGAGCTGCAAGCGTGGATTGATAATTGTGATGCGTTAGTGGCGTCACGATTGCGCGATGGCAAGGTTGATGGGCCGAGTGTCCATTGGTTTTAACCAAGGAGGGGCGATGATGACGGGACGCGACACAACCAACGCATTTCTCTGCGACCAAGTGCGGACGAAACAACGGATGCGCTGCCTGACGGCGACGACACACCTCACTGACGAGGCTGAGATTGAGGTGGTGGTCTACGTGCTGCTCGCGGGCATCGTGTGGACGATGGTGGCGCTCGTGTGGATATTAACATGAAGAATGAAACGAACCGAGCGGCCCATCACTATACCGAGGGTTCATGGATCAATAAGCGAGAGGTGCTATTGAGTGCCTGGCCTATCAATCGCAAAGCAGGCCACATCGGGAGGACCCAGGCAGGTGGCACCAACATGGCGAAGAAGCTCTTGGCGCGGCTCACCGAGGAGGGATGGAAATGAAGCTGCCACCACTGAGACAGCGGAGGTCAATCGTCCGTGATTTTCGGCTAGGCGTATCCACAATTGGGATTGCCAGAAAGTATGAAACGACAATCGAAATGATTGAGGCTGTGATACGCCTCGCGATGTTTGAGGTGAAAGCATGAACACCGACCGCATCACGTTCACGCCGTACCCCAATGACATTCCGCTGCTGGAGCAGGCGGTGAAAGACAAGTTGTTTGTGAGTGTGTCCATGCTGATACGGGAGATCGTGGGGAACTGGTGTGCAGACCAACGCCGGGATAAGCGGCTGCATCTGCCAGCGCATCATTACACTTCTAGAGGGTCGGACGATTATTCAGAAGCCGAATAATGGGAGCAGATCATGGCTAATAAGATAAAGCCAGTAAGGATCGACGGGGACGTTGCCTATATTACGCTATCGAGGGGCTTTGAAGCAGTGATTGATGTAACCGATGTGCCATTAGTGGAGAAATGGAATTGGACTGTAGATGTGCGTAAATATACCGCCTACGCCTATAGAACCATATACAACGGGAAGCACCGCACTGGAACTATAGTGCGCCTGCATAGAGAGCTTCTAGGGTTTCCAGATATGGACGTAGACCATATTGACACAAATGGATTAAACAACAGGCGCTCTAATCTTCGCGTGGCTACTAGGTCCCAGAATTTATGTAACCGTGGGGCCTGCGAGACTAATACTTCAGGGTTTAAGGGTGTCAAAAGACGTAAAGACTGCAACCGTTGGACAGCGCAAATACAACTAAACGGTAAGTATAGATACATCGGCATATTTCGCACTGCACAAGATGCACACGCCGCCTACGTTGCGGCTAGCAAAGAGTTGCACGGCGAGTTTGCGAGGGCTTTATGACCGACGAATGGATTATCGAAGTGATTGCCCGCCGTATGGATGAAGAGTGCGGCTGGTCGAAGGCGTCCACCGTGATGAATCATTTTGGTTGGGTTGATGTGGTGACGCACTTGTTCTTAGAGAAGGGGCTAAAGGCCGCGCTGTTGGATACCTACAAGACAGAGATCGTGAATGCGCGGGCGATGGAGTTGATGGACGTGGAGGGCTTCTAATGGCACGCGAATGGTTGACGTGCGAGTGCGGGGCAGAATGGCGAGAGGAGCAGGACGACGAATGCCCGTACTGCAAGGCGAATAAGGGCCAGGCGATGAAAGAGGCCGCAGACGAATGGAAGCGGGAGCAAATGAAGGATGCACAATACGAGGATCTTGGACTTGACCCACGCGAATCTGAATACTGGGACGGGTTACCATAATGCCCATCTACCCCTGCGCCCGAGGGTCAAGTGAATGCTCCATGTGCTCGGTGGAGATGCCGTGGCATTGGAGCGGGTTGTGTGAGCATTGCCGCAGTGAGGCGATCTGCCGGAAGTGCGGGGAGACGCTGAAAGAGTACATGCTGGTTGAGTTGTGTGAGTCCTGCTATCGAACAGAACCGTTTAAGTATCGGCTAGTGCCGAAAAGGAGGGTCGGTGGAATCGTCTCAAAGTGAACAGATTAACGAGTTGGCGGCGGCGATTGTGAAGGCGCAGTTGGCCTTGGTGCCAGCGGTGAAAGATCATGTCAACCCGTTCTTCAAGTCGAAGTATGCGGACTTGCCGAGCGTGTGGGAGTCAGCCATTCCCTTTCGAGAGAACGGCATTGCGATCACGCAAAGCCCGATGGATGCCCCGGATGAGTACATTGTGCTGGATACGCAACTGACGCATGTCAGCGGCCAATGGATGCGCTCACGGCTGAAGATCCGTGTGGCGAAGAATGACCCGCAGGGCTATGGTTCGGCGCTCACCTATGCACGGCGGTATGCGCTCGGCTGCATGACCGGCATCGTGACGGAAGAGGATGACGACGGCAATGCGGCGAGTCATGCCCCGAAAGCGCAAGCGTACACGAACGGCAAGCAGGCGGCGCAAGCGAAGATTGCGGAGTTGAAGGTTGAGGGGGAGAAAATGCCGATGCCGCCGTCACTCCATGACGATACGCACCCTGCTGAGGGCGCGGCTGATTCCTTTACCTGGCGCATGGGGAAGTACAAGGGCAAGGCGTTGGCTGAGTTGCCGATTGACTACTTGGCTTGGGCCTGCACCAATATCACGGCAGAGGATCATCGCGTGGCCGCTGCCGATGAGATCGACCGCAGGCAGAAACAGGATGTCATGGCGTTTGAGGGGTAATAGCACGGTCGCCAGGCACCGTTGAGCCTGGCATTGAGGCCCCTGTCTGTACGAAGCAGGGGACGGGGCGGGGCCAGCGAGATACTGGCCTCGCCTGACAGGGAGGAATCATGTGCTGCAAACGCTGTAACGGACTCGTGATTGATCGGTACGGGCAGAGAAGTTGCTGTAATTGCTCCTGGGACCCTGACCTAGTGCTCATCACCGTGAAGTGTGCCGATGTGGATTGCAGGCAACTCCCAGAACATAACGGCTATTGCCTCTCCTGTTGGCATAGTCGCAAGCGGTCAGAGCTGACGGATCAGGAACGCAGTAAACGGTATCGGGATAAGGAACGGATCAAACAACGCAACCGGCGAGCGAGACTGAAAGGGGCACAGAATGCAGCAAGCCTTCACGATCCCGAACACGAACTACCCCGGCCTGAACGAGATCATCAAGGTGGCGAAGGCGCACCCAATGGCCTACAGCAGCCTCAAGAAGCGGTGGGGTGAGCTGACACAGCTCTACATTAAGAAGGCCAAGCTCAAGCCAATGGTAGGGCCGGTACAGATTCACATTACCTGGGTGGAAAAGACGCGGAGGCGAGATCCCGACAACGTGCGGGCAGGTAGCAAGTTCATCCTGGATGCACTGGTGAAGTCGAAGGTGCTCCCGTGCGACAGTCAGAAAACCATCTGGCAGATTAGCGATAGCTTCTTGGTGCATAAAGAGAACTGGCGGGTGGATGTGCTGATTACGGAGATGGAGGCGTTATGACCGACCTGCGTGCGGTGGCCCGCGCATTCTCACTATGGCCCAGAAATCAGAGCCGTGGAGCAACCGAACGGGCCGGATACTGATGAGCTAGTAGTTGACGACATGACGATTGACGAATACATCGGGAGGGAAGAAATGAACATGAAGCTACAGCGGAATCAACCGTGCGGGTGTATTGTCTGCATGTGTGATGATGACGAACGCTGCCACGGTTGCGGGGCAAAACATTGCGGGACGCATCCAGTTGGGCAGATCCCGAACCCTATGACTGAACCAATCCAAGAAGCCGTCTTGATCGAGCGCGGGCTGTATGAGCAGGTGGTGGAGGGGTTGAGGCGCATCGCTGAACCGGACCAAGAGCCTTTTATGACAACAACGGATGCTATCAGGGCGCTGTCAGCTACGCTCAAGATGTTGAACGCAGGACGAGACATCGCCCAACGCCTTCTCGCCCAGCTTACGGAGAAGCAATCATGAGCCTGGTGAAATGGGTCGCAGAATACTACGAGCGAGCCGAACAGGTGCCACGGGACCGGATCGGAGAGACAGTGGAAACGAAGCCGATCCCCGTTATCCCCCTGGCCGATCTCGCGGAGGTGGTGGAGGGGGAGCGGGATGAGGCGCAACGTAGCGAGACGCATTGGTTTCAGGTGGCGACCGATGACGGCTCAGCCTTAGCTGAATGTAGGCAACAACTCGCCGCCATGACCAGGGAGCGGGATGAGGCGCAGGAGCAGCTTGTTGATGCCGCAACGGAAGCCAATGATGCAGCGGCTTTTAAGGCGCAACTCGCGGCGCGGGAGGCGGTCATCGAGAGGCTGAAGCGCGATTGCACAGAATTAGTGAACCAACAACAAGCCGCCGTGCAGGAGGTGGGGCGGTTGAGAAGAGCGTTGGCAATCCTATCTCAGCTCGGCGGGACGCGAAGTGAAGGCAATATGATTGCACAGCGGGCGCTTAATGGGTTAGAAGCATGACGCTGCACGAACCCATCACCCTCACCTACGTCCTCATCTCCGTGCTGGTCCTCGCCTTCAGCGGGGAACTGTTCGATGTGTTCCTGACGAAGCATGAGCGGGACTGTCACCAACGCAATGAATGGCTCTTGCGCGATGGCGCACATGGGCCGATACAGGAGTGTTAAAGGAGGACTTATGGATCTTGCCATGTGGGTACTGGCGTTTCTGGTGACAGGGTGGGAAGGCAAAGGCGATGGGATCGACATGAAGGCGTACTGGACGCAGGAATCATGTGAGAAGGCATTGGCAATGGTGAAAGACAAGCCGCTCATTCTTGAAGGGAAACGGTACGAAGGCCGCTCTGCCTGCATTTATGAGCCAGAATGGAACAAGTGGGAGCGAGGGGTGGAGCGGGAGGAGAAGCCATGAGTAGCTTTTGGCTAGGGTTTCTAACAGGGGTGTGGGTAGGACCGACAGCGGTGGTGCTCGGCTTGTTCTTCTATGCCCAATTCACGCGCTGGCAGGTGCCGAAATGAGTGACACTGAACGGCTTGATGATGTGGTGGGCGTCTGTCTTGGGCGGCATATAGTCCATGAGCTGCTTGGCATTGTGCAGTACCCCGCTGGGTACTATGTCAAGATGTGCCGCGCCTGTTACGAGCGCAACTATCCTGATTATAGCTTTGATGAACTAGAGCAATGTTAGCCGATCACCGCGCCTCATCATAGCAAGCACTGAGCTTCTCCGTCATGCTCTTATAGCAGGTCCGATCGACCGCATAGACCTCAGGCCGCACGGTCCCCGACTGGTCATAAGTGATCGTCGGGGGACAGAAGTATTGGTTCCCGCTTGAGTGGCTGCACCCCGTCAAGCTCACGATCAACAGCGGCCATAGCATCCTGCGTCTGTTTGAGTTCAAGAGCTGCCAGCGCATTGCGCTTCTCCCTCCGTGTATTGGTGCGAGATTCCATGAGAGTCAGGATTTGTGGCAAGGCCCCGATCAGCCCCGCCACAATCGCCAGGATCAGCGCGGCCATGTTACTCCTTCGGCACCGGCACGGCAATCGGCTGCGGGTGCTGCGAGTTCGAGACGTTGGCATCCTTGCTCGCCATACCTAACGCCGCCAGGAAGGCCGACACAAAGGCCACGCCCCAGCCCGCGCCATCGCTCGGCAGGTTCGGCCCCAGCGCCACAAAGTAATTGACGATCCCACCGACAATGCCGATCACCGTTGTTTTCCAAGACCCGTTCATGTTCGCTCCTTGGTTAGTGTCCATTCGTATACGACATCCTCTCTATCGCTCTGAGTCGGTTTTCTTGGTCGTCGGTACGCTTCTCCAGCTCGGCAGTGCGGGGGATGAGTGACGCACGCTCATTGAGAGTAAGGCGGATGTCGTTAAGATCTCGCTCGATTGCGCTAGACCATAACCCAACAACCAGCCCGCACAGAGCAATGATAAGCCCACAAGCACCAAGGAAGGGCCGACTGAAGAGGGCGTTGATCTCGTCTTTCTGGTTCTCATGTCCAGGCATTCCGTTGACACCATCGCTCCTTTCTCGGCAATAGCGCCGTCATCGCTTGTTCTTCTTCGGGCATGTAAAGGAGATATGTCGATATACCTCATCATGTTTCAACGGTGCTCCACAGTGGGGGCATTGATAGGTTTTCGCCATTAGATGACCGCACTCCCTTGCATGAGCGCAGCCAGTTCCCGCGCCCGCTTCTTGACCTGCTTGGCCCAAAGCGAATCCAACATCTCTACCGCCGCCGTCTCATACTCGCCACGCTCCACCGCC